CGAACCCCGTACTTATCCTTCAGATAGTGGTCTAAAAATACAGACAGAAGCAGATTTCCTGCCCCTTGTGAACTGCGCAGTCCGAAACTGATACCTTCTGGCAGCAGCTTAACAAACCGCTCCAACAAGACCAACAGCCTTTTGTCCTTGAACACCCTCCGGAAGCACCACATAACAAAGTCCTGCCGCGCATTGTCATAAAACCTCCGGATGTCAAATTTGTATGCGTAAAGCGTGCCTTCCGGATTTTTTTGCAAATCGGTACGTATGCAGTTCATCAGGTCATGAGTACCGCGCCTTTTGATGCTTGCACCGGTTGTCCGGATATAACGTTTTTGCAGGTGGCGGTCCACCACATTCATGATGGCAAACACAGCGATGCGGTCTTTCATGGACAGGATCTGCAAAATACGTTTTTTACCGTATTCTTCAATTTCCCTCTCATGGTAGCCGCCCAGCCGGAATGAGCCGTCCGCAATGGAAGCCGTCAGTTCGGTGATAATCTTCTCCCTATGGGCAAGCAGGAATCGTCCCTGCCTTGACCTCTTACGATCGGTTCCGCGAAGTACCGAATCGAATGCCTCCGACATATTGGAGTATTCGATGATTTCCTCGATAATATATCCTTCCCTGCGCATAAGCTATTGGTTAATAAACATGAAAGATGAGGGCCTTCCTTTCCCCGGGTCTGACTTCTTCGAACTGATAACAGCCTACCAAACTCCACCCGACGCGTGATTTTTCAGCTTTCCACCTTTTCTGGTGCTGTTGCTGTGGCTTGCTCCCCTCGGCACCGCTTCGGGGACACGTCCCCGCTGCTGTACGCCGATTTGTTAGATTTCCAGACGCGAGCCGACATTCGCATTCGTATTCGAAGCATCGTTATTCGCATTCGCATTCGACACACCGCCATTCGCATTCGCATTGTTGTACCCGCGATAGACCACACGGACTATTGGGGAACTCTACCGCTTGCAAAGTTACTGATTTAACAGGCAAAACAGATAAACGAATTACACTATCATCCAAAATAAAACGGATATACTGCCACCCGCGACGGTGAGCCCCCAATCAATCCAGTCCCAAGGACTTCCCCGAAGAGTATCTTTCAGTTCCAGACAGGAAGCTGCAATGGCCGCAGCATAAAAGGCCGTCCAAGGAGTAAATCCCAATAGACCTACCATCAAACCACCGATAAGATGCTTGTAACGGTTACTCATTTTAAAAAATGCGATAATCTTTTTCATATACCTCAAAATTCTATTTTTTCGCCCGGCTTCGCCGGTATTTGAATACCTTTTAAATGGAATTCGGAAACCATCCGAATCCCGTTCTTTCGTTTTAGTCGCTTCGCTCCACGCTTTGGCGCTTTGCGCTTACGCCACCTCGCGTATCGCCTTGTACGCTGCCACGCTTTGCGCCCGGACGATTTTGCCGCGGAAGGCCAGACGCGAGCCGACATGCGCACTCGTATACGAAGCATCGTTATCCGCAAGCGCATTCGACACACCGCCATGCGCATTCGCATTGTAGCACCCGCGATAGACCACACGGACTATAGCGGTGCTTATCCAGTACTTATCGGAATAGTAGGTAGAAGACGATCCGTTCAGATTACCCACCGGAACCAAATCCATATACTTGCCATGTGCCACGCCTGTTGTCCATTGGTCACTGGCCGTTTTACCCTGTACCCACCGCACCGTGCCGTCCGGCATCCAGATGCGCCATTTGCCCACGTTGCCGCTGTCGTTCGGCAGGTCCACGCCGTCCATCATGTCATACTTGTTGCCGTAGATGTCCTCATAGCCCAGGCAGCAGATATTGTTCACCTGCACCACAGTCACCTGCCCGTATTCGTCCCGGCTCTTATACCAGGCATACTGGTGAACCAGACCGTCAATCAACGAATTCGTGATTTTGTTGTTGATGGCATACGCTTCATCATAGCCGATGGTGTCTGTCATGCCTTTTTCTGCCGTTCCGCCCGTTATTCTATTGTAGTTATGCTGTCCGGCACCGCACTGTTCCTGCATGTCCCTGCGCCCGTACCGGGCATAGCTCAGATTCGCGATGCGGCTGTGCATCAGCGCATCTATCTGCTGCATGCCCCGCTGCTGGCTGTAATAGTGGAAGTCTGTCCACGTCATACTGCCGGCTGTAGTGTTTCCGGTTATGCAGGCACGCAGCTTACTGCCCACCACCGAACTGCCCACAACGGCACACAGATGCTCCTCGTTGGCCACCCAATCCGGTTCCATGTCCTCTATCTTGTCGCTGTGGCTCAGTACCACGCAGTCAAACTCAGCCGTGTTCAGAATGGAGAAATGCAGGGCGGTCGCACGTTCCGGAACGTCTACTATCAGATACATGCCGGCTTCAAATTTCAAGCCGATGGTCGGCACCACGATGTTCTTCAGAATGTTTCCTGCATCATCCACAAACACACTGCCGATAAGCCCTGTGCCGGGAACACTCGGGAAGCGGACACGCTTGTAGCCCGACACGTCCACTTTGCACACGGAATAAGCCTTGTCCGTGGTATAGGATTCCTTCAGCGTGGGCTTTCCGCTCATAATCTTGCGTTCACCCAGCCAGCCGCCCTGCGTTTCCTTGATGGCATCCAGTGTCAAAACGGTTGCTTCGGGGATGGGAGGCATATCGTCGGGGCCGTTGGAACTGTAACAACTGTAATATTTCTCATTCAGGTAATCATTGACACCTTTCGACCAGAAGAACGGCTCGTACATCATCCAGTCGCCCTCGCTGCTGTCAAGTTTGGCTGCGCTTCCGTCGTAATATTTATTGCTGTTGGTGTCATCCAAAGGACAATAGGTCATCTCACCGTCCGGATTGTTCACGTCAACTGTCTGGCCGGCCATCTCCACTTTACGGCTCGTGGGCTTTTTCGTTACCTTGGCAAGCACACGGTGGCGCTTCTTGAGGATCGCCGCCACGTGGGCATTCATGACGTAAGCATTTCCATACTTATAGCCGGTCTCGTTGTCCGGGTTGGAGATATTGGCATCGTCCGGTACGCTCTCGTCCGACTCGATGATGCTGTAGGCCGGTTGCACGATCTCCAGTTCAGGGTAACGCTCCCTGTATCTGTCCGCTTCTTCGTCCTCCATGTACTTTGTCAAACGGAGTTTTCCACGCAATCCGGAATGCCGGTTGTCTATCGCTCCGGTGGAGGTATAGGTACCATAATCGTAGTATTTCCCGAGCAGCCTGCCGTCATCCTCCATATCGATGTCAAGGACAAAACGCTCCAGTTTACCGCTACCGTTCAACTTGGCCTGATGAAGACGTTCCAACATGGCAAACCCGTCAATGCCCGGACAACCCATGAACCGGTAGCCTCGCACGTTACCGATACCATCCAGTACCAATCCGCTCTCTGCCAACCTGGGAAGATATTCCAGAAACAGTTCCTCTATCGTTTCCGGCAAGCATAACCGCACAACAGGCGCACCGGTGGCAAGTTTCACCCTAGTCAGCCCCGTGCCTCTCACGTCCAGCTTCTTCAACCGTCCCTGCCAGCTCAAGTCCAAGGTCGTCACGTTGCCGTTATCCCCGTTCCGGGCCAGCAGGTTGTTGCGCATATTAAGCTCTTCCAGAAGCAGCATACCATTAGTCGAGGCCATGAACGAGCCGTTCCGGTACCCGCTGGCTTTCTCCACGCTCATGTCAAGTTTAACCAATGAGGTAAGCAAGCCGAAATTGAATCCGATGGCGAACGCGTCCTCATGCCACACCAGCTCCTTGATTTTGGCCGCGCCGATAATCTTCAGCGGGTCGTTCTCACCGAAGGCACGGGCCAGCTGCAGGGAGTGGAGCACGTCCGCATCCACCACGCCGCTGTCGGCCTGCACGCCGTTGCTGGTGGAAAGCTGCACACGGTACGGGATGGTCAGCCGGTACTGCATCGGCTTCAGTTTGTATGCCTTGTCCAGCGATGCCGTACTTTGGTAGAACTGGGCGCCCAGCGTAGAGACATAACCGTACTCCACCTGCTTCAAGTCATACCTGCGCTGGATGAAATAGTTACGGTGAGCTTTCAACGAACCCTTCAGACCGTAGATCTGCGGATACGTCTGTTTGGCACCGTCAGCCCCCACCGGCATCTCGTTCAGGAACGGATACACATACTTGAAGATGCCTGATTTGTTGTACAGCCGGCTGCACCACCTCTTCATCTGCTCGGTGTCGAAATGGTCAACGGCCTTCTGGATACTGAAAGCACTCATGAAGCTGGTACCGCCGTTCACGCCCCTGGTCATCACTTCCTCCAGCAGATTGCCCATATTGCCCAGTATCAGATTCCACAGCCAGCTGTTGTGTCCCTGCATCACGTAGGCACCGTCCCGCTTCGTCTGCCGGTTGTCGTCATACTTCCCGGTCAGGAACGACTTGTTGTCCGAACCCAGCTGGCAGTCACCGTCGTAGTAGGTTATCCACCACATCACGCCGTCCCACGTCCGCACCAGCATGTTTTTCGCCAGCTGGTCCACGCCCAGGTTGAATTGCACATACAGGTAGTAGGCGACCAGGTTGGGAAGGTTGAAATACTTCCCGGCTTCCTTCCTGAAGGTCGGGCTCGCCCACTTGGCGGTCGGGAACCTGTTGCCGTCATCCTCATAGTCCACCCCGTCAAACGTGTGCGACTCCTTGTTATAGGTCATGCCCTTGCCGGCAGGCGTTTCCTTCACACATCTGTAAAGGAAGCCCATCATGCGGTCAAGCGCCTTGTACATCTTGTCATACTTGTCACCGGTGCCCAGATGCTCCTTCAGGTTCGGTTCCTCCTCGGCATCGCCTCCGCCATCGTTCCAGAACACGTCTTTCGGGTGGTTGAACTCGAAACCGCCGTCAAAGTTGAAGTCCATGAAGTCCGTATGGTCGGGCTCCGTGGACGGCAGCCAGCGGAACAGGCACAGGTCGTTCGAGTTGTTCAGCGTCTCGATGCAGATGGGCAAGTATTCCTTCGGCCGGTCACCGTTCGCCTGCAGGTAGTTCAGGGTGTCGCCGGTCCCCCACTGCTCGCCGCCGATGGTCTTGTCCTGGCCGAATATCGGGTAGCTGTCGCTCTTCTCGTTGTTCATGTTATACTGGCCGTAATAGGTCAGATCCTCATCCACGCTCTTAGCCACGAACAGGTCACAGGGCAAGCCGTCAATGGCCGAGCGTATGTCTTCCTTGCAGGTATCCACATGGTCGGCGGCATACTGCTGGGCTGGGGTCAGGATACCCATCTCCTTCATGCCGTCGTTGATGAACTTCGCGCCACCCGTGTTGGTCGTCATGGAGGAATCCGAAAAGTCACACTTCGCGCAGGCGAGTTTCGCGCCCACCGAGTTGCCCCGCAGGCGGAACAGGTTCTTCTTGCCTTCCGTAGCTGTCGGGTTGCCCTGCTGCCCGTTACCGTCTATCTCGCCGTAGCTCATCCGTGCCGTGTAACCGCTGGCTGTCTTCTGGAAGTAGAAGCGCAGGTTCTTGCGGGCATAGTTCACCGAACTGGTACCCTGGATACGCAGGTAGATGTCACGGGCTATCCAGTCCAGCGCCCGGTTCTCGCCGTTGTAGAATCTCACTTCCCGGCACAGCTTGTTGGCCTTCTTGTTGTTCAGCTGGGCCAGCGCATCCATCACGTTCAGCGTGTCGCTCCCGCTCGGCACCTCACTGCCCACGCTGCCCGTGCCTATCAGTACCAGGATCGAGTTCCGCCGCTTCTTCATCAGCCCCATCAGCTTCTCCATGCTCACCGTGTCCCCCTCGCTGAGCACGCGGTTGTCCTCGTCGAGCGAGCGCACGCCCGGCTCCCCGTCGGCATCCTCCAGATGGTTACGGTCCACGATGTAGTTGTTAAGCACCTCGTCAGATGTCAGCGCCTTGTCATAGATACGCACGCTCTTCACGAACAAGTCCGCGCCCACCGACTTGAATTCAAGCTGGCTACGGATGTCAAAGTTCACCTTGTCCAACCACTTCGACGCGGCCGACTCCTCCCCGTTCACATAGAAGCCGATCAGCGTCCGCTGCTCGTTCGTCTGCACGTTCGGGTAGAACACATAGGTAATGCGGATATTCGTTCCCGGCTGGAACTTCGTACCCACCGAGTCCTCGTAGCGCAGCACCTGTCCGGCATCCATCGCCTCCGTCACCACGCCGGTAAGGAACTTGGCCTCCTCCGGGGTCACCACCAGCCCGTAACGGTTGCCGTTATCCAGCTGTCCAAGGCAGGTGATCAGCTCCGCATTCGTGTCCGTCACGTTGGCCGTGCTGTATTCTATCTCCAGTGTCATGCCCACGTCGCGGATGGCAAACCCCTCGGGCTTGTCCGCCTCGTTGAACGGGCGATAACCGCCGTCTGCCGTCAGGGTCATGCCCGCACCGCCGGCCAGCAGCAGGCGGTCCTTGTGCCAGCCGCTTCCTGCGCCGTATTCGTTCACGCTCCAAAGCACGTCCCGGAACTCCATGCGCTTGTCTCCGCTCACCCAGCTTGCCGGGTTGTTTTCCGTGTTGCTTCGCCCGAAGGCATCGAACGTACACACGGCATCCGGTGCCAGCGTGGCTTCAATGTCGGGGTGCGATGTGGTGTTCACCTGCACCTCAAGCACGGCATCACCGCACGACACACGGTAATCCAGCGGTTCCACGTTCACGTTCGTCCGCCCGTAGTTGCCGGTCTCACCGCGCTGCAGCAGGTCTTCCTTCACCACACTGCCCCGGTCGGTTACTTTCACACGGGCCGTGTACGCATCCCGCTCATAGCCGGCATAGGTAAAGTTCCACGCCGTGAACTGCTCGGCCTCCAGTACGGGGTACTTCCAATCACGCTGGAACCCCGCTGCCCGGTGGTTGAACATCATGCCGGCATAGGCCGTCACACCTTCCCCGGCTTTCAGCAGGGTCAGGTAGTGTATCTCGCTCACCACGCCGGAGTTCTCGTGCAGCGCATAGGCTTCCACCACGTTCATGCCCTCCCGCATTTCGCTCAACGCAACGGTGACGTTCTTCTGCTGGACACCGGAACCGGCTGACAGGCCAAGCGTATAGGGCTGCCCGCCGTTGATACGGTAGTAGATGTTCTTCTCGCCACTCGTTCCCTTAGCTGTAAATGGGATGTTCACGTCGTTCCGGTATCCCCCGTCAGCCAGTCCGTTCCCAACCGAATAAGTGGTACTTAGTTCCATAGCCACCATCGTCACCCTGGCGGTAGCGGTTTTCATCAGCGTACCGCCATCATAACCGGTCTGCGCCTCCACCTGCACGGTGTAGGTCGTGGCATCCTTCAGGTAAGGCGACGCGTCAAAAGTATAGCTCTGACCGGCCGTAACGCCGACAAACTCCGCATCCTGGAATTCCGAAAGGACCGTGGAGCCACGTTTTACGACCACCTTGGCCTTCAGGTCGCTGTAGCCACTCACCTCGCCGCCACCGGCCGTGCCCACGCCAACGGCATATCTCACCACGAAACCGGTACCCAACGACAAATACTGGGAAGCGGGCAAGGAGGAACCCGATGCGTCGGTCAGGTCTATATTCACCACCACCTTGTCATCGTCGCTATACTTGGAAAAGCGCACCACCCTGTCGCTTTCCCCGCCTTCGCCATCCTTCTGCGTGACTGTCATCACGTACTGAGTGCCGTCCTCGCTGTCCGTCACGTCGATATTCGTCACGGTGCCCACCAGCGAGGCGAACACCGCGCCGCTCGTGGGGGCTTTCGTCTCACCGGCGGCCAGCTCCTCCGTAGGGGTGGCCTTGTCATCAATACTTTTGATATAGTTCTCCACCAACCGGCCGCTCACCGGAAGATTACCCGTGGATTCGTCACCGGACCAATCGGTCTTCTGCATATCCAGACCGTCCTCGTCATATACTTTCTTTGCCATATCGTTATTCTTTAAAAGTTATTTCATCCGTTTCCAGCCATCCGTTCGGCTCCAAGGTTTGTCACCGCGCCAAAAGCCCGCGCCGAAACAGCTCCGGATGGCTTGCCAAACCAGCCTGGACCCTATATAGACCGTCGCCACCACCCGTTCGCCTACACGGATGGCCGTCACCTCCTTGTTTCCAACACTTATCATACCTATTCCTCCTCGTAAATCAGGTAAATGGTCTTGCCGTCCTTTTCCGGGAGACTCTCAAACTCCTCCTCACTCATCTCCTTATGTTTGTAGCCTTGGGCTATCGCGTCCTCGGCCTTCTTCGCGGCCGCCTCCGCCTTTGCCGCCGATTCACCCGCCGTCTGAATGGCCTTCTTTGTCTCCCGGGTGGCCGCTTCCATTTCCGGGGCCAGTTCCTCCACCCTTTCAGCGGCCTTGATCGCCCGGGCCGCCGCGTCATCGGCCGGCTTGCTGAGCAGGGTGATCGGGACGTTCACCAGCTTGTCATCTTTCTGTCCCGGCAGGGATTTGACCCCGCTCAGCGAACCCACGGTTTCCAAAGACTCTACACTCTTCGATTCCGCCTTGACCGCCTCCAAAACCTGGGCGATATCCGATTCTGTCAGTGCCATATCAAACCCCTCCCTCTATCAGTTCATAAACCTGGCCGTAACCGCCGGCCGTCAGGCTCTCGCCGCATACCTCCTTGATAAGCGTACCCTCCTCGGTGGTGATCTCCAGGATTCCACCGCCCTGGATGATACGCTGGCACAGGACGTAAGCCTTGAACTTCTCATCACGGCCTACCGGTTTGTCTTTCCCGTAATTGAACAGGGCCTCCGCCACGGCGGTGGCGATGTTGTCGCCGCCAAGCTCGTTCCCGTCAAAGCCCCTGAATCTACTGTTTAAGTCAACTTTCATATCTCTTGGTTTTAAATGTTTATTCTTTGTTATATCCTACGATGATACCTCCCCTCACGATAAGGCGTATCTTGTCAAGGTCGGGGTTTTCCGACATGCCACCACCCCAGTTCACTCCCTCGTTATACACGTACGTACCGTCGGAATTACGGCTCTTGATGTACCGGAACCCTTTCGACGCGCAAACATCACTTATCAATCCGTTACCGGTGTCCCTGACATCTACCGGACCGACAAAGAACCCGGCATAGGTCATACTACCGCTGGCCGGGTAGGTCAAGGAGCCTGTCGACGCGTATATGGCCGCCCCACCGGAGGTCGCCCCGACCGACTTCACGCCGAACCGCCCGTCGGTGGCACCATTGAAGGCCACGTCCACGACTCCCTCCGTCGAGGAACTCGAGACTCCCAGTTTCAAACTCCGGGAATCGTTTCCGAAATAATCGCGGCTCTTCCAATACAGACGGCCGGAATCGATGGTAAAGCCGCCGATCTTACCGCCGCTCGCCTTGACAGTACCGCTGATGTTCGCGTTCCGGGTCTCGATACTCCCGTCCGTGAGGACCTTGAAATAGCCGTTAGCCGTAACAAGCCCCTCCAGTTTGATTTGGTCGGCTTTAATGGTGACACCGGAAACAAGATTGCCGAACTCGTCACGCTTGACATAGACCTTCAAATCCGCACTCTTTACAAGCCCGTTGCTTGTAACGCCCTCAGCGAACAGCTTGGAAAAATTAGCGGTAGTCACCAACCCGGATTTATTCCGCAATTCCCCGTTCTCATCGAAATGGACAGAAATCAGCCTGTTATATTTGGCCGTCGTGATAATGGAGGATGCCTCCAGCACATTGCCGTCCTTATCGAAATTCGCCGCCGCGATTCGGATCATCTTCTCCGACTGGTCGAAGAACGTGGCATACTTGTACGCCAGGGCATCCGTCCGGTCTGTCGAGAACACCAACAAGGACACTTGGATAACACCCGTGAACGACAGCTTGAAGTCACCGGTCCCGTTCCACAGCCCGGAATGGTTGAATACCTTCTCCCCACCGACCGGCAAATCACCGTCGTAAGCGAACATGTTGAAATTCTCGTATCCGTTCTTGTTGGAATTGACAAACTCGATACGCAGGTGTCCGGCCTCGATCACCTTGTAATGGAAGGACAGGTAGACATAGCCCGGAATGCGAAGCCCGTCCCCGTTCAACTCCTTGAAATCGGGGATCGTGCGGAAATCTCCGTTCTTCTGCATGATGTAGCTGTTCGTTATCCTGACGTAAGGAACCTTGCCGGTCTTTACGACCTCCACGTTGCCGTTCTCGCTCGATGCTAACAGTTTGTTACCGGCAAGAATCCACTTGCCGCCGAAAGTCAGGAACGCGGCCTTGTACCCGCTTATCCATTTACTCATCCCCTCGGTAAACGTGGTGTTATCGAAAAAGCTCTGCTCCTCCCTCACCTCGTCGCGCAGACCCTCCACGGCTGATTGTATCTTACCCTCCGTAATTTCAAATTTCGTCAGGATATCCTCGCCGGTCATGAGGACGAACGTACCTTTCAAATATACGTTGTCGCCATAGAGACCGTTCCCGTGTGGTTGGCTATTCGCCGGGAAAGCGCTGTCCTTGATACCGTCAAGATTACCCACCCGGCAGCGCAAACAGCCGTTGAAGTTTTTCGCATTCACGCCATCCAGTATGTCAACACGTGGCTGCCCGTCCTCGGTGGCCGATATGCTGATCAGGTTCTGCCGGAGCGGGTTTTCCGTGTTACCCATCAATACACACTCGTCACCCGCCTTCGGTTCCGTCCCGCCAAACTCCCTCTGGGGTACCGTTATCCCTTCCGTGTCGCCTTCCGACACTTCCACCCAGTAACCCCGAATCTCCGCCCCCGTAAAAACGGCACAGCGCATCAGGTCGTGCGCCACGAACGTGTTCTCCTGCTCAAAGATGATACGGTAATTGTTGCCCTCCTTGGTCACGGTCTTGATCTTACCGTTGGCTGCGGATACAACCAGCTGCCCCCTTACGCTGCGAACCGTTTCTATGAGCAGTTCCAAGGCTACCAACGTCTGCCGGATGGTCGCCTTGTCTATCGTGAGATTACTCAGCCCCGTTATTTTATCTATCCATAGCTGCCAACCCTCGCCGAACATGCCGTCCACGAAACGGGTACTGCGGAGCAATTCCCGGATAACAGCCGTCAGAAACTCGGCGTTCCCGTCGCCGTCAACATTGCCTCCGGATTCACCAGCTTTGTAATCCCCAAAATAAGCCCCTTTCAGAAAACCGATCACCTCGGCAGCGGTATCCCGATGGCGTTTACTCAGGAATTCCCTTTGGCTTCTTTTTGCCGAGAAAAGGTTGTTGTCGGTCGGCAGCGTATTATCGAAGCTCCGGATAATATCGGGAAGCCCGGAACTTTCGGCCTTGGCTTTCGTATAGCTTTTCAATTCCCCTATACTGTCGTTTACCCTGTCAAATTTCGATACCTGCAGGGCGTCGCTGATCTCCAGGTCCATCTCCCCGGGAAGGTTTACCTTACGGGTGATCTTCGTAATGCGGCTCCTGCGGTAGCCGTCCTTTGGGAAATACTCGGCACTCTCCAAACGCACACGCCGGCCGACAAACAAATCGACTTCCTGCTGCTCGATCCACACATGATCGGTCGGAGCCTTGTAAGCGGCGATATCCAGCCAGTGGTCCTTGTTGTATTCGTCCACCGCAGTCGCAAATTCCTCCTCTGCCAGCCGGTAATACTTATCCGGCATCCGGATGTTCCAAAGGACATAGGTGTCCCCGGCCTTCGGGACGAGCTTGCCGCCCGGAAGCTGCGTATCATCACCGTAAGGCCAGATCGTGATGATCTCAAACTCACGGGTGGCGCTATCGAAATTCACCTCGAAATAATGGTCGTCCCCCTCTCCCAGCCCGGAAAGGTCACCGCTTTGGAAGGAGACGCGTTTCGTCTCACCGGCCAACTCATAATCGTTAGGATCGAAATCCATCCCGCCGTCCTTGAAGTAATAGACGGTAAAGGCCTTGCCCTCTTCATCCGTCACCTCCTCACTGCGGACACTGCTTACCGTGCCCACCCGCCGGGGATAGATATCGCTGAAGGCGGCCTGTTCGTAGTGGTCATAGATACCGTACTCGTCCACGCCCACCTCCACGTACTTCTTTTTTCCGGGGAGCATCAGACGGGGGCTGCCGTACTTCTCGGCGTCGATGTTCCGGCTGCTCCCGATCGGAAAAAGGCGTGTGTAGAACTTCGCCGTATTGCTCGTATCCCGCTCCAGGGAGGTCAGCCCCTTGCCGTATCCCAACGTGATCTCCTCGCCGTGTTCGCAACGGCACACGTTCACCGTCTGCCCCTCGACCCACCACTCGGCCTTGCCTCCCACCTTGCCGGCGATCTCCTTCAAAGCCTGGTCGCAGTACATACCTTCGTAGTCGATCACGATAAGATCGGTACCATCCACCTGCCCCACCTTCCAGTCGGTAATGTTACCCATGCCGTCGTTGATGGCCTTCACTACCATCGCGACATGGTCACGGGGCGTGGCCGTCAATGTAAACAGGGGATTGGTGTCGCCGTCCGTTGTCTCCAGCACAAGAAAACGCCTGATCAGGCTCTCGATACCGTACAGCTTCAGGTTATACTCCCACTCGCTACCGCTTTTCTCTTTCGGGGTGTACCGCTCCGTCAGCCAATACCGCTCGCCCATGTAGTCCGTAAAGTCGCCTACATCAAGAGGGATATGGGCATAATGCGTGAAGGAGAGCGCCAGCACGTTGTCGCCCTGCACCTCCTTGCTCTGCGTCGAACTGTCACTTGCAGCCACGTCCGCACGCTTGGCCCCGGCTTTATCGTATATCGTTAAAAGCATATTCGAATCGTCTTTGAATGGTTATATAATCGGTACCGGCTCGCGGAACTTCACCTTGAATTTCCCGGCGTGGACCCCTTCCTTCCACAAATAGGTCAGCGGGGTGAACTTCGGGCTGTCCGTGTATTTCACGTGCAGGGTCAGATCAAGCTGGGGAAACGCGATGTCGAGCCACCCGTCCTTCCCTTTCTTCAGAAAATTGATGAACGCGAAGTATTTCCGCAGCCATCCCTCCTTTGTCTTGTTATACAGGGCAAAGTGCAGCGTCACGTCACGCGCCTCGTTCCTCGGGGTAAGGACCGCGCTGTATTTCTCCCCGTCCTCCTCCCGTATGTCCACGGCCGTCTCCTTCTTCGTCTTGCTCGGGGTCAGGATCGCCGAGAGGTTATCCATGCCACCGCGCCGGTCCTCCACCAGGAACACGCCGTATTCCGTCCAGATGTCCGTGCCGTTCACCAGCACCAGCCCGCCCAATATATCTGCCATGTCATTTCACTTTTAGTCCGTCACGTATCATTTTCTTTATCTCATCCTTTATCTCGCCCAGGTGGCCGGCACTTACGCCCGTGTTCTCAGCGATGCGGGCCAGGTGGCCCTCGGCCGTGTCCATCTTCTCCGACACGCTCTCCAGCCGGTCGTCCATGCTCGACCAATGTTGCAAACCGCCGGTAAACATCCCCTCCAGCTTCGTGCCCTGATCCTGCGTCATGGCCGTGTAGCCGCCCGCTTTCGCGCTTTGACTGGTGCCGCCGGCTTCGGTCTTGTCGTAGCCCGTGGCCGCCGCCAGGTTGTCACGCAGGGCAAGGGCTTCATCCATATACTGCATGTACTCTTCCATCAGCGCGTTCCGTTCCGCCTCGGTCAGTTCGTTGTCCTCCATGGCCTTGCCGAACTTCTCCCACCAGCCTTTCAATTTCTCGCTATACAGCTCGCCTATCTTGTTACTCAGCATGGCTTTCATAAAGTACTCGGATATATCCTCCGCCGCATCCTTGGCACCGTACTTCATGTTCATCAGGTTGTCGATGAAGCTGCTGTACATACCGTCGAATGAAATGCCCGTCAGACCTTCATACAGCCGGTCGGTCAGTTCCTCCAGCTTGCCGGCCTGGTCTATATAGTCATCCAGTTTTTCGGTCAGTCGCCCGCCGTAACCGCCCTTGCCGGTATTCTGGATTTGCGTCCACATATCCACATTCGAACGCAATGCCTTCATTTCCTCCGGGCTCAGGCTCCACAGGTTCCCGTCCCACCGGCGGCCGATCTGTCCGCTCAGTTTGTCTATCTGTGCCTGGCTGAAACCGCCCCAGTAGTAGTTCCACGAGTGGTGGCTTTTGCTGTAGCGTGCCTGTTCCTGCGCTATCTGCAGATAGTTTGCATTCGTCTCTTTCTGGTATTTGTAAGCATCCCGGTAAGCTTCCACCGATTTTGTCCCCTTGCTTGCCTTGATGGTATCGGTCAGGTCCTCAATGGAGGTCTGCAGTTTCTCGTTCCGGTCTGTAAGGCGGTCTATAGCCGCCTGCACTTCCCTGGCGTTTCCGCCGATGCCGAACAGTTTGTTGAAACCTCCGAAAGACACCGTGTTCAGCAATCCCCCGATACCTTTCACAAGGGAACC